TTCCATTAAAAGCTTTTGTTTCTTAATATTTAATTCATTAAGTTTTCTAGCTTTGATTTCGATCTTATCATTTTGAATATAACTTGCAAGACTAGTATTTGGGTATATTTGTCTAAAATCAAAGATATTTAATTGGTCTAAATATACATCTTTTGGCTTATAAAATACTGCATTTTGATACATGGCTAGTGATGCTTGTTCACTTGTCATCGCTTCCATTTTTATGATATTTTTGATAGTTAAATTTTTAGCAATATCCTTAACGTCCTTGTCAACTTTATCCATTATTTTAGCGAGATTTTTGACGATAGCTTTTTTCTGTTGTATCTTTTTTTGTTTGGCAAGCTTCTTAGTCTGAACAGTGGACTTCTTAGGAGTCTCGCTATCAGATTTCTCTTCTTTAATTTCTTCTTTTTCTTCTTCATTACTTGCTTCTACCATTTCTGTAGACTCTTCTTCAACTGCTTCTTCTTCAGCCATTTCAGTGGACTCTTCCTCTATTCCTTCTTCTTCAGCCATTTCCGTAGGCTCTTCTGTCATTTCTTCCTCTTCAAATGTTTCAGTCATCATAGATTCCTCTTCCATCATTTCTTCTTCTTCGAACGTTTCTCCTGTCTCGGTTGATTCCATGAATATGGGTCCATCTGACTCGGTGAATGATTCCTCAGATGAAAATTCCTCTTCCTCAGAAACCATCGGTAAGAAAGTTTCAACGAGTTCCTCTGTTTCTTCATATATTTCCTCCATTTCTGTGTCTGTAAACTCAAACATTGGACCATCTTCAAATTCCATGCTTTCCTCTTCCATAAAAAACTCTTCTTCCATTTCTATTAAAAAGTCCTCTATAAATTCTTCTGCAAATGTAAATGTTTCCATTTCCGTTGGCATTTCCATTTCAAACTGTGGCTCTGCATTAAAAGTAAAAGTTTCTTCTTCAAATGTAAATTCCTCTATATCTTCAAAGACTTCTTCTTGTAAATCTTCAAAAATCTCATTTATTTCATCTTGAATAGATTGATCTATAGGTTCTGATTCATATGTAACTGTAAGAGAAGGTTGTTTTAAGTCCACTGAATAGTGACTTGTTGAATTAGATGTATCTGTAAAATCATATCTTACATTAATATCAAAGTCTGTTTGAGTACTTCTAGATATAGATAAAGTGTCCGATCCAGATTGATAACTACCACAGTTAATATAACCGCAACCAGTGGAATTATATGTTCTAATTTGTGTTGTTGCTTCACCATCAGCTCCAGTTATTGTTACCGTTGATTTAACTGTGGAATTATAATTATTCCAATGCCAATATTTAAAAGAATGGTTTGATGTAAAACCGTCTTGTAATTGTACTTCTGTTAAATTTGCGTCGTCTTTTAAACTTACATCGTCAGATTTAATGTATGTATTATTAACAGCAGCAACAGTACCATTACCATGCCGTAGAGTAGCCGTACCAGACCAGCTTGTTGAAAAATCTTGGCTAAGTAGATTACTTGTTGTTGTTTCTTCTGCTGAAGTTGTAAGGGTTAACATCGTCAGCAAACTTATTAATACGATAAATCGCATATCCCGCTCCTATTATTATTGTTAACCAAATCATTTTTTTCTTCCCATATAATGTTCTGAGGGTTCATAATCCCATTTTTTACCGTGATGTCCACGAATATCTGCCCACCACATTCTTAATCTAACTATCCATTTTCGAACTGGTCTAGGCATTATTTAGGCGATTCCCAAGTTACTGGTTTTTTCTTAGGTGTAATAACCTTTTCTTTTTCTAATTCTTTTTCTAATTTTTCAAATTCTTTAGTCATTTTAGCTTCTTCTTTAAGTCTTTTCTTTTCTTCTAAAGCTTTTTTCTTAGCTATTTCTTTTTCTTTTTTCTCTCGCTCCTTCATACGTTTTACATATATGTCATAATCAGGTCTTTCATGATCATATTTAGACCATAATGCTTTAGCTTCTTTACCTATTTTACCATCAATTGGACAAGGTGTTCCTGCTTGTATCATTGACTCAAACACTCTTTCGTCTTGACAAAGAATAGCAACAGCCGCAACTTTCATACCAAAGTCATTTAAAATTCTTGCTAGTTTTAATCTTTCACAATTTTTATCAATTACATGTTTTCCACCACTAACTCCAATTCCAAATGTTTGTATCCCTGCAGAAATTCCTACGGCACAAACATCTTGTGTCATAGCATTGTAAGATGGAGCAGATGCTGATGGTGGGGAAGACCTTATATCTGAATTTGTAGTATTGTTAGTTGTTGATGTAGACTCAGAACCTGATTCATATGTAGTTGTAGCAGTTGAAGTATATCCACCTTCGATCGCAGTATTAGAGCCACTAACATTTGTTTGCGTAGAGTCTGCTTGAGCTGGTCCGCATAAAGTTAATAAACATATTAATGTAATTAATATACCTGTAAAATAGTAGTTCATACTACCCCCTATTGACACGATTCACATTCTCCTGTGTCGTCTATTACAAGACCACCATTGTTTTCATAAGACATATCATTGGCCCATTCCTTGCGAGTCTTATATGTTCTTTTCTTCCCACATTTACAATTTTCACACGCGCATGCTCCACCTTTATCTAAATTATCTTCAGGTAAATGCATTGCACTATCACAGTGACAATCACAATAACAATTTGTGCACTTAGCCATTTGCAGCCTCTCTGCAAGAAGGACATGTTTTTTTATAAGTATCTGGATGTTTTTCGCAAATTTTATTTATTTTTGCTTCTTCTTTTGGTTTAAAAGTACTTACTTTTTTCTTTGCTTTAAACAAATTTTTAATCCAATCTATAATTTTTTTAATCATTTTTCTTTTCCTCAATTTTGTAGAAGAATCTATCAGTGTCTTCAGTCTTCCATTTACGAGTGTCTTCTACGTTCCACTCGGAGGTTTGCACTTTCCAGTCAGGTACTTCATCCTTAACCGTGAATGAAGGTATATCCCAAAGGATACGATTGTTAGGTTGTGCTGCATAATTTCCATCCTCTAGGGCGAGAATGTGTGCGCACTTATGTTCGTGCGGTATTTCAGAATGATCTGTGTCTACTATATTACTCTCTGGGTGAGCCCAGTCAACAGTAAATAAGTATGCTCCAGGATGGAGTTTCTTATCTTTTCCAAAATATTTACCTGATTGTCCGTCTAGGATATCAAAAGAAGTGACAGCAGGATAGTAACTAAAACAATTCCAAAGCTCCAGCTCGTCAAGTCGCATCCTAGGAATTTCTTTCGGGTCAAAACCCCTTTGAACGAAGGCACTAATAGGTAGACGATAGAATACTGCACCGTTTTCCATAATAGCATGAAATAATATAGGACGCCCTGTAATCGATGCCAGGCCAAAAATAATGCAGTCTTCAACTTCTCCATGATGTTCTTTAAGATCATAGAGGTATTCTCTCCTGATCTGTGCATAGATCACAGGAATGTTTGCATTTAAATAGGCCATCGGTCATATAGTTCCTAGTTTACTAAAAAATATATGGCAATGATTACTACCACAACAGCGGCAGATATCTTTGGATTAGCTTTTGCTAATGCCCATACTTGTTTTACTTTTTCCATAGTTTCCTCCATTTTTTATTTTATTATACCCCAATTTTTACCTTTTTTATAGTTAACTTTATTAGGTATTTCAAGGGGGATAGCAGTCTCCATTATTTCTTTTACCAGTGTAGCTTTTTCTTCATTCTCAATAGAAATACATAACTCATCATGTATTTGTATTCGAGGCACAATACCTTTTTTGTATAGCTCAACCATTGCTTTTTTTGTCATATCGGCAGCCGATCCTTGTATTAATTTATTCAAAGCTTTGTACGTAAAAGCAGGTCTATAATATTCTTCAAAGTATTCACAATTAGGATCGTTTTCGGCTAGTCTTCTAGACCTATTTGCTAAGTAATGGTCCTTAGCTTTCTTTAAGTCCATAATTGGAACAGGGTTTTTTACAATTTGTTTTCTACCATTAATCTCTTCATACTCACTGTAAACAAACACCCCTTTTTCTGCATCCCATTCTTTATCTACAGGTTCCCATTTATTAAATCTACAGAATCTATCTTCCAATGTAAAAACATTTTTGTTTCTTTCTGCAAATCTTTGTAGACCGTTAGATAATTCCCTTACAAAGGGTACTTTTCTGTGATACTGTTCAAATAATTCTCTTGATTCTTCTGGTTCTAGTTCTAGTGACCTTGCTAGTTTACCTTTACCCATACCATAAAATAATCCTAAGTTAATTGTCTTTGCTTGTTTCCTAGTTATTTTAGCCATTTTTGCTACTATAGCGTGGAAGTCTGTTGTGGGATCTTTTTGATATTGCTTCGCTAAATCTTTAGCTCCTCTCATTCCATTTTTTAAAGCATAGTGAACAACTAGTCTCGGCTCCTGTTGCGAGTAATCGAATGAAGCCCACTCTTCTCTTTCTTCAGGCAAAAATAAAGATCTAATTATATTTCCATATTTTCCTTTGCCTGGAATCTGTTGTAGGTTTGGATTTCTCATTGAGAATCTTCCAGTTACTGTTCCACCTCTTTCTGATCTAATTTGATTTATTTCGGCGTGAATTCTACCCTTGTGTACAAACTTTAAAATACCGTCCACAAAAACGTTGATTAGTTTATCATACTGTCGTGCTCTTGCAATTAATTTTAAATAAATATTTGAGTGGGATTCCAGGTAGTTTTTCGATAGACTAGCTCTCCCAGATTTAGGAGTTTTTTTAAAATCCGTGATACCTTGTTGGTCTAATAATTTTTGTATGGAACTCGCTGCCCATATTTCTATTGCAATTCCTGTTCTTTTTTTTATACCTTTTATAATATTGTTTTTTCTTTTATTTAAATCCATACCTAAAGTTTTAGCCTTTTCAGTATCTACTCTAACTCCGTTAAATCTCATATCAACGAGACATGGAAATAGACTTGTCTCTAAATTAAATATATTTTCCAGAGTTTTTTTGTTCTTACTGTCTGTTTCTATTGGAGTCTTTATAATTTTTTCAAAAATATTCCAAAGCCTTAACGTTAAACTAACGTCTTGTTCCGCATAGTCTTTAACTAAAGAGTAAGGTAGTCTATGCATATTTGACATGGGATCTGATACCCCATGATCTTCTAAAGCCTTTTCTGCTAAATCATACTTGTACTTAGAATCGTCTAGATAATCTTTTGCTAATGAATCTAGACTGTACTTTTGTCTGTTCTCATCTATCACGGACGCTGCTATCATTGTATCGACGATAGGTCCTTGAACCATGAGTTTTGATTCTTGTCTAATCCAACACACATCATACATTGCATTGTGAAATACTTTAGTTACATTTTTATTTTGAAATATCTTTTTGTTTAAAACTTTCCATACTAGATTAGGTGCTAGATTTGATACTGTATCGCTATGTCGTATGGGAAAGTAAAATTTTTTATCATTATAAGCTAGGGCTATTCCAACTACTTTGCCTTTATTTATAATGGATCCTGATCCGTGTTTCTTCAATTCTGGATCATATGTTTCTAAGTCAACAGCAACAACATCACCATCTTTTATTATCACATCGGGTAACTCTGGTATCATTTATAATCTCTTTCAATTATCATATCTATAAAATGTTTTGCTTTTTCTAAGTCTTGCTTTCCACCTTTGTAAGGATGCCTACAGATATACTTAATAACATTTCCTTCAGGAAATGCCAATTTATTTTCAATCACGAATCTACTCGGTTGAATCTTCATTTTCTTGTAATGAGTTCCACCAATTTGAATATCGTACGGGTTTACAGTGTCATTCCGTTTCTGCTTTTTATTATCCATAATGTTTTCCTTGCTCTTGAACATGCAACGAACTTTATCCTCCTTTTTGTAAAGTTCGTCTCTTCTCTTTGTATAGTTAAATCTACAATAGCATTATCAAATTCCTTTCC